CACTAGACAACACTACTTGGACATGGCAGGCACCAACACCGTATCCAACAGACGACAAGTTATATAGCTGGGATGAACCTAGCCTAAGCTGGAAGGAAGTTAAATAATGGCATCAACAATCTCAGCCGGAACAACCGCCGGCACGGCATTAAACATGACAGGGGATACCACAGGTAACCTCGCATTCCAAACAGGCGCAGGTGCAAATACCATCACGGTACCTAACGGCACAGGCACTATAGCGGTACAAGGCGTGTCTACTAACATCGTTAGTGGTACAGCGCAGGCTTCTACATCAGGAACAAGCATTGACTTTACTAGCATACCTAGCTGGGTAAAGCGTGTAACTGTGTTTTTTGCTGGTTTAAGCACAAGCGGAACAAGTCCTGTAAGACTTCAAATTGGTGGTGGGTCAGTAGAAACCACTGGATATACTAGCACTTCAACTGTTATGGGAGTTGCAAATGGAACATCTACTGGTGGATTTGATCGATATCAAACAGCGGCGGCTGATATAACAAGCGGTTGGTATGTTTTAAATTTAATTGGATCAAATTTATGGGTTTGTACGGCTCAATACGCATTATCTACTGCCAGTAATCCTGGATGGATTACGGGAAATAAAACTACAGCAAGTGCATTAGACCGAGTACGCATAACCACAGTAAACGGCACAGACACTTTTGATGCTGGCACAATTAACATTCTCTACGAATAAGGACATATAATGGCAGTCATCATTGACGGATCAGTAGGGGCAACGGTTCCGATTGGCAACTTAAACGCCCAGACTATACAGGCAACATACACAGTCCCTGCAAACTATAATTTGCTTACTGCAGGTCCAATAACAATCGACACGTCGTATACCGTTACGGTAGCTACGGGCGCATACTGGGTGATAACATAATGGCCGGACAACTAACCGTAGACACACTAAAGGCAAGTAGCGGAGTTCTTGCCACTCAAAACGGCATGACTGGTATTGCTAAAGCATGGATAAACTTTAATGGTTCAACTGCGGTAATTAATGGTTCATTTAATGTTAGCTCTGTAACTAGAAATGGTACTGGCGATTACACAATAACCTTTACAACTTCAATGTCTAATGCAAATTTTTCTTGGGCTGGCTCTCAACAACCATCTACAGATACAAATGGATGGTTATATGAAGTATATACAGGAATAAATACAAGAGTTTCTACTGCTGTTAGGGTAATTGTTCGCAACAGTGCTGCTACTTTAATTGACCCTAATATTGTTTCTGTTTCAGTTTTTGGCGCATAAGGATAAATCATGGCTGGCACACTAACAATCGCAACACTCTCAGACGGCACTAATAGCACTTCTTCTACTAACTGTATTCAAGGTTCTGCAAAGGCTTGGGTTCAATTTGTAGGAGCAACTGCTGTTCGTAACGCTTCTTACAATGTATCTTCTGTAACAAGAAATGCTGCAGGAGATTACACAATTAACTTTACAAATGCTTTTGCTGATGCTTTTTATACAACAAATATAAATGGTGGAGCAACTACTGGTGGCTCTTGGTTTGGGTTTGTTGTTCCAAATGCACAAGCAGGTTCTTCATATTATCAAGCGCCTACAACTTCAGCTTTTAGATTTGTAACCTCAACATCAAGTGCTGGTGGCAGTAATGGTGACCCACTTTATGTTTCAGTAGCCTGTTTCCGTTAATCAAAGGACTTAAAATGACACAAGCAATTATTTTTACTAACGACAATGGCGGTGTATCAGTCTGCATCCCTACTGGCGAAATTTCAATCGAGGCTGTACAGCTTAAAGACACCCCTAAGGGTTCTTTAATTGTCAGCATCACCGACCTGCCTAACCAGCACAACGATTTCTTCGACGCCTGGGAACTCGTATCTGGCAAGGTGGAAGTTAACGTGGCCAAGGCCAAAGAGCTCACCAAGGCCCGCCTACGCAACGAGCGCACACCGCTCCTAGCCGCCCAAGACGTGCTATTTCAACGCGCCCAAGAAGCCGGCTCTGACACTACAGCCATTGTGGCAGAAAAGAACCGCCTGCGTGATGTAACTAAATTGGCAGATGCGCAAACAACATTAGAAGGCTTACGAGCCATTAAGGTTTAACCATGGCAGTTACTATTCAAGGTAGTGGACAAGTACCTGTACAAGTTGTTACAGTAAACAAAACAGACACATTTACTGTTAGTTCACAGACATTTACTGATATTACTGGGTTAAGTTTATCCATTACACCAACAAGCGCGTCTAATCGAATTTTGGTTTTTGCATCAGTTGCAATAGGCTCATCAGCAGATTTTGCTTATATTAGATTATTGCGAAACGGAACAGTTATTGATGTTGGTGATGTTGCAGGAAGCAGACCACAAGTAACGGGTGCCTTTGGTGCGTACAGTGCTAGTGTAGCTTACGGAATGTCACAAGTTCCCATTGTATTTGTTGATTCCCCATCATCTACAAGTGCCGTAACATACAACATACAATTACGAGGTGGCTCTTCAGCGGCTGCGGTCTATATTAACCGAACTGACTCAGATAGAAATACAGCAAACTATGAATGGCGAACACCATCTAATATTATCCTTATGGAGATTTAAGGCACATGATTGATTACACACAAATCCTTACAGTCAATTATGTTGGAAAACAATGGTCATTAAGCGGTGATTCCTATGATGGTCTTGATTGGCTAGATACTTCACCAAAACCTACTAAAGCTGAACTTGATGGTTTGTGGGAATCTACTCAAGCAACTGTAGCTGCACAAAAACAAGCAGCTATAGATACAAAGGCTTCTGCACTAGCTAAACTAGCCGCATTAGGTTTAACGCAAGACGAAGTTAAAGCACTAATTGGATAACATGAGCGAATTTATTGATAAGAACGAGGCGGCGCTATCCGCCCACGAGCAGATCTGCGAGATCCGATACGAGGCAATCTGCGCTAGATTAAAACGCCTAGAGACTATCCTCATTGGTTCAGCTGGTTTTATTATGGTAACCCTAATGACTATTGTGTTTAAGATACCCTAACATGGCAACGGCAAAAAAATTTAGGAAATGATATGGATTGGCTTAAACAAATTGCACCTACTATTGCTACTTGCCTTGGCGGCCCCCTTGCTGGTCTTGCTGTCACTGCTATCTCTAAAGCTCTGGGAGTGGACGAAGACAAGGTACAAGACACCATTAACCAAGGCAAACTCAACGCCGACCAAATCGTAGCAATTAAGCAGGCTGAGATTGAACTTGAAAAGAGTGCCCAAGAACTAGGCCTTAACTTTGAGCAGTTAGCTGTTCAAGATCGTGCCTCTGCCCGTGACCTACAAAAAGAAACAAAATCCATTGTGCCCCCAGTGCTGTCCGTTTTAGTAACAATTGGGTTCTTTGGCATTTTAATTGGCCTCATGTCAGGTAGAATAGTTACCTCCGACGCCCTCATGCTTATGTTAGGATCCCTTGGAACCGCATGGACTGGAATTATTGCTTTTTACTTTGGCTCTTCAGCAAGCAGCCAAGCTAAAGATCAAATGATCCACAACTCAACACCAATTAAGTAATTCCCCCAATTTGCATTATTATAGTGCAGAGTAAGGAGTAAAAATGAAAAAGCTATTAGCAGTACTGTTGTGGGTTCTGGGTGTAGTCGCCGTAATCCACTTCACAAACCGTTACACGCATATTGAAGAAAACATCATGGCAATTGCAAAATCTACCTTAGCCTTTATTACTAAAGAAGAAGGCGCCCGTAACAAGGCGTACAAGGACTCTAAAGGCCTTTGGACAATTGGTGTAGGCCACCTCATCAAACCCGATGAGCAACACCTCATTACAGCCACCCTGACAGACGAGCAAGTCGAAGACCTGCTTAAAAGCGATTTAAAGTGGTGTAGCGAGGCCGTAGAGAGCTCGGTGAAGGTACCCCTTACCCAACCCCAATACGACGCCCTATACAGCCTGTGCTTCAATATTGGAGGCACTGCCTTTAAGAACTCCACCGTGGTCAAACGCATTAACGCAAACGACCTCCCAGGTGCGGCTGATGCCATCCTCATGTGGAACAAACCAGAGGTGTTGATAAACCGTCGTAAGCGTGAAAGAGCGCTGTTTCTAGGGGCGTAAACACCCCTTTATTTGCATTATTATAAGTAGAACATTAACACTTGAGGATTCATCATGGAAGGCTTTAAAACAAATCCAAAAATGGCAAAAAACCTGCCATGTTACAAAGAAGGCGGCTCTGTCTATAAGTCACGCCATTCTGAAAAACGCGAAATGAGCGAAGACGTCGCTCAGGACAAAAAGATTGTCAAAAAAGCGTTCACCATGCACGATGCCCAAGAGCACAAGGGTGACCACACAGACCTCTCCAAACTCAAAAAAGGTGGCCGCGCTAAAAAAGCTGTTGGCACCGTTAAGAAATACAAAACTGGTGGCAAGGTAGAAAACCAATACGCAGCCAAAAAGACTGACAAAGACATCAAAGACATTGCTAACACTAAACGCCAAAAGCCAGCCCTATTGTGTGGCGGCAAATCTGTTAAGAAATACAGTGGCGAAGATGGTAGCTATGTAGAATCTGAAAGACCTGGTATGGGTGCTAGAATTGGTAAGGGCCTTCAAGATATGGCTACC